TTACCGCTTTGATAGTCTCACCTCCAATATCTTTTTTCTATGTAACAATTCAAACGGCACTATCTTTCCGCAGTTCCGTAGTTTCTCCATTATCCCCCTTTAGTTCCTCCCGGTTCTCGAACTCGTAGACCATAGACATGAACTCATGCTTGGCTCGCCGAGACAACCCCCGGTAAATTCGTAAAATATCTTCCTCGTCTTCGTCTCTCGGCTTGACCGGGGGAATGTCCTCCTCGTCAGCGAAAAAATCCATAACTGAACAATCAAGCTCTTTGGCAAGAGCTATAAGGTCTGTCTCTTTTGGGATAGACCCTTTTTTATTGATGGCTGTTGTCATAGATGAAGACCCTTTGACCTTGGTTATGACAGCGGTGAGGTTTGTTCCACGCTCGGCGCAGATACGATTGATGTTCTCCTTGAAAGTCATGGGAAAATCCCTCCTAAAAATTCAATTCGTATTTTTTGAATTTTCCTCTTGACAATTCTCATAAGACGAATTATAATAAGAACAAGAAATTCGGGATATGCGAATTGGCAATAAGAAACCGACCCCCTCGAAATTGGCGTTTCGGGGAAGTTTGGTGGCGAGCTACTTCTAATAAGAATAATAACAACAATTCGCCTATTTGTCAAGACCAATTCTGATTTCAAGAATCAAGAGAGGAGGAAAATATCGTGAATGTGAAGTCGAGAATGGCTAAACTGGGGATTACGCAGGTGGACATGATTCTGGAACTGCAAAAGCGAGGTATTGCAGTTCAGCCGCCCATGCTGTCCTCCATTCTCCGGGGTGTCTACACCTACCCCAAAGCGAAGTTGATTCTCGCAGAGTGCGAGAAGGTTCTCGCCGAAAAAGCGCATGAATCTGTCTGACGCACAGGTGAGCGACCTCGCAAGCTCGCTTGTAGGTATCGTAGAGAAGTTCTACGAAGACCCCCAACATGAGGAGGATTTTCAGAAATGGCTAACGGAAAGAGAATCAACAAACACAAGCTCGCCGTAACACAGGCGTATTGCATTATCGGCCTGTTCGTGCTGTTCGGTGCAGTCGTAGGTTTCATCATCGGGCGGGTGTCTGCGCCAGCGAAGGTCGAGACCGTAACCGTCACTGAAACGGTGGAAGTCCCGGTCTATGAGCAAGGACAGCTCCCAGCGGTAAAAGATGTGGCCTATTTCGATGTGCCGCTCTCTCATAGCTTGCAGAGGTACATATACGAAGTGTGCGCCGATGAAGGTATCCCGGTCACGCTCATTATCGCCATGATAGACCATGAGAGCCGTTTCAACCCCGAAGCAGTCAGCACAACGAACGATTACGGTCTCATGCAGATTAACGCTATCAATCACGAATGGCTTGAGGAACGATACCGCACAGCGGATATGCTCGACCCCTACCAGAATGTCTTTTGCGGGGTGAAGCTGATAGGTCGTTACATCACCAAGTATGAGGATTACGGCAAGGCTCTGATGGCCTACAACATGGGTGACTATGGGGCAAGAAAAGCATGGGAGAGCGGGATTAACACTTCTTCGTACAGCACAGCGATTCTTGCTCTCATGTCGGAGTACGAACAGGAGGTGAAGGAAAATGCCGCAAGTGCTGGCGTTGAAACCCAATGACAAGCCCGAGACCATCTTCTCTCCCCGGGATTTCGAGGAGCTGATAGACAAACACATGGGCTTTGATTCGGCGAGGTTCTACCGCAGTCAAATTGAACAGCTCTCGGAGTGTATTCGAGACCTATCCAATTACATTGACGATAAGGACATTTCCGAGGAGATAGAGGAGGTGTTGAAAGTCAATGGCTACTAACAAAAAACTGGGGAACACCTTTGAAGCCGAGCTGTGCGAGACCCTGTTCCAAAAGGGATTTTGGGCGCACAACCTCGCACAGAATCAAGCCGGACAACCCGCCGATGTTCTCGCCGTCCGAAACGGCGTGGCCTATCTGATTGACTGCAAGGTCTGTTCAGACAATAAGTTCGCCCTGTCCCGGGTGGAAGAAAATCAAAGCTCGGCGATGGAGCTGTGGAGAGACAGTGGTAACGGCGAGGGGTGGTTTGCTCTCAAAATTGAGGACGATGTTGTGATGATAACCTACGCCGATATACAACGGCTCTCTCGCACAAAATCTACCATCACTTGGCGAGAGTATTTGGACTGCGGCGTTCCGCTGGAAAGGTGGATAAGCCAATGCAAGTGACAGTCTCCAATGTGCTGACTGTTACAGACCCTACCCCGGAACTGTTGATGTGGGTAAAGCGAAATCTGACCGTAGCGAACCCCGAGTATGCAAAAAAGGCTCGTATGCACTTGTGGCTCGGGAACACCCCGAAGACCCTCTCGTTGTATGAGACACGAGGGAATGAACTGGTGTTACCGTTCGGAACACTTCGGTCTATCCCCAAAGACATATCCGACAAGGCTGTGTTTGCGAGTGGTTTCGCTCCCCCGGCAAAGGTCGATTTCAATGCCGATGTTCCTCTCTATGACTACCAAGAAACGGCGGTACAAGCGATGATAGCCGCCAAGTACGGTATCTTGCAGAGTGCCGCCGGAAGCGGGAAAACGCAGATGGGTATAGCTCTTGCCACAAGGCTTGGGCGGCGCACCCTCTGGCTGTGCCACACACTCGACCTTATCCGGCAGAGTAAGGAAAGAGCCGAGAGATACATGAGCAAATCTCTCATGGGTACTATCACAGAGGGTAAGGTCAATCTCGGCAAGGGAATCACCTTCGCCACGATTCAGACCATGTGCAAGCTCGATTTGACACAGTACCGGGACTACTGGGATTGCATTATTACTGACGAGGTTCACAGGGTCAGCGGCAGTCCTACCGCAGTCACACAGTATCAAAAAGTGTTGAACAGTCTGTCGGCAAGGCACAAATACGGACTGTCAGCAACCGTTCACAGGTCGGACGGTATGATTCAAGCGACCTACGCTCTGGTCGGCGAAGTGGCCTACGAAGTTCCAAAGGAAGCCATAGCCGACAAGATTATGCAAGTCGGTATCTACCCGGTTGGGACAGGGGTGCAAATCGGCAGAGAAGCCCTCAATACTGATGGCACTCTTAATTATACCAAGCTGATTACTTATCTGGTGGAGAACGACAGTAGAAGCCTTGATATTGCCAACACCATCGTAGCCAATAAAGGCCGAAGCGGATTGATTCTATCCGACAGGCTCGACCACCTTGATTACATTATGAGGTTGTTGCCCCGGGAAATGCGGCTGGACGCTGTGATGATAAGCGGCAAAATGACAACGAAGAAAGACAAAGCTGAACGAGAAAAAGCCCTTGAGGACATGAGGAGCGGCAAGAAAAAATACCTCTTTGCTACTTACTCTCTCGCAAAAGAAGGGCTGGACATTCCCTGTTTGGAGCGTCTGTACCTTGCAACCCCGCAGAAGGATTACGCTGTGGTGACGCAGAGTATCGGAAGAATCGCCCGGACATTCCCCGGAAAGGCAGACCCCATCGCCTACGATTTTGTGGACGATATAGGGTATCTCGTGAAGTCATACAAAAAGCGATGTGCAATCTATCGGAAAGAGGGTTGCTATTTCGTGGAAGGAGGTTAGACCTTGAGTAAACTCAAGTACAAAGATATTAAGTTTCAAGGCAAAAGCCTTGAGACAATCGAGCGTGTGAACTCCATTGTTACAGAGTATCAAGGACTGTATCAGAATCTTACTGTTGACAATTCTCTGGTGGGTACGGCTGGTATGCTCCGTAAAATCAATGTCTACAAGGCTACTGATGGTACGGAGAAGCTGGCGATGGGTGCGGGTAATACCAAGTCCATTGAGGTCGGCTACGGCGGCTGGAAACGCCCTATATCGGGTGCGTAAGTCGTGGACTGACACCAAGAGCCAGAAGGGAGCGTTCAAGTCGCTGGACAATGCCCGAGCGACCGCAGACAAGAATCCCGGCTACTCGGTGTTTGACAGTAACGGCAAGGTGGTGTACACCCCCGGCGGCGCAACCACCACCTTCAAGCCCTATCTCGTCAAGGTAACTACCGATGTGCTGTATATCCGCAAGGGAGCGGGTACGAACTTCGGCACGAGTGGAGCTATCCGGGACAGAGGTACATATACCATTGTCGAGGAAGCAAAGGGCGAGGGTGCTACCCTGTGGGGCAAGCTGAAATCTGGTGCTGGGTGGATTTCGCTGGACTACACCACGAAGGTCTAAAATGTTTTACCGGGGCAAAAGAAGGAAGAAGGTTCGCATGGAGTTTTCAAAGGTAATTCTGGTCGTGGCGGCTATTGTGAATGTGGCGGTAATCCTTTTCACATTCGTAATGGTGTGGAGGACGAACGATTTATCGCCGCTCACCTACCTTATCCCAGCGGTAGCCGCCGAGACCGCCACTGGCACAGGGTTCTACTACGCCAAGGCGAAAGTCGAGAACAAAATAAAACTGATGAAGCATTACAAGGTCGAGCCTACGGAAAATTCGTTCAAAGATGAAGGAGGAACTTACAATGGTTGATTTGACACAGGTAATCGTGGCGTTTCTGACGCTGGTCTTCTCTCTGGTATCGGTGTACCTCATTCCGCTTCTGAAATCCAAGGTCAGCGGCGAACAGCTCGAAACTATCAAGTTTTGGGTGAACATCGCCGTTGAAGCCGCCGAAATGATTTATGTCGGCAAGGGCAAGGGAGCGGAGAAGAAAGCCTATGTGGAGAAGTATTTGAGCGAGAAGGGCTTTCACCTCGACACCAGCGAAATTGACAGTCTTATCGAAGCGGCGGTGCTTGAGCTGAAAATCGCTACCAAAGAGAAAGAGGAAGCCTAACCGAAGTCAGACTTCCTCAATCGTCAAAACAAATCCGAAACAGTGCTTCACGAAAAACAAAGGGTTCGGATTTGCACATTCTGGTGGCTTATAATGTACTCGAACTTATTAAATGGATAGACCGAGTAGAGATTATCTAAAACCTCATCACTAAGATTATACTTATCTCCACTAACTTTGTTCATGATAGCAATTTGAGTTTTTAGTTCTTTAATCAACTTTTCCATTTGCTATTCTCCTTACGTACGTTTTTTGATCCTCAGTTAAATTATAAATAGAAAATATGTAGTTGTCTATAGTTTCTTGCTTTGAATTGTCGCCGCTCAAAACGGCATTAACCAACAGAGTTAATTCTTCATTTTCTTTTTTAGATATTTGTGGAAACGGTAGTTCAGTTAAATTCCCTTTCAATATTTTTGTTTCTCCAAACAGTTTAATATACATAAATTGAAATAATGCTGAATTCAAAAATGCCATTACTGTTTTAATGCTCATTGAAGGGATTTTTGGAATTAAAACATTTGCACTATTTAGGAAAAGACTCGCAGTATTATCATATGCAAAAACAAGTTTGCTTGATATGAACTTATATGCTAATTTTTCAGTAGCGCGATAAATCTCCTCCTTTGCTACTTGCTGCAAAGTGCTTCTGTCATACAAAATATAATTTTTTGCAGGTTTTAAAACATATGGTTGAATTTCCTTCCCAGTATATATTTTCTCCATTTGTGCAAGGCACTCTGAAGATAACTTGTTCTTATTATCTCCTGTAACAACACCCAATGCCCAAATACTATCTCGAAGTGAATGGCATCCTCTACTCTTAACATTTTGTACGATAGAGATATCATCATCAGAAAGGAGATTTATTATAAGGTTTTCTGTTTCTTGTACAGTTTTTATATTGATAGTTTTTTCTTCCTCCCCCACATACACAATAAATCTGTCTTTGTTGGTATTTGAGCAACATTCAATATCAATATATTTTGTTGTTACCCCTGAAAACATATCGTTGTATATTGTAATACTAACCAACCCTGCAGTATTGAGAATAAACTTTCTTATATCCTTGTGGACTTTCACGTTCAGTATTGCTTCTGGGAAAAGAAAACGAATAATACCGCCATCTCTTAGATGTTGATGTGCTCTAACAAAAAAAAGTGAAAAGGATTCTTTTGACGATATCTCTTGCGTGGAATTATAATTATTATCCATAGCTCCCCACGGGGGATTGGTAGCAATATAATTAAATTTCCTCATCCAAATTGGGCGCTGTTGTTGTATACCTGAATCGCCGGCTAAAAAATCAAGGCAATATACTTGGGGGATAAAGTTTAAGTCCTTATATTTAAGTAATAGGTTAATCCTTGCAATTAAGACAGCAATGTTATCATTATCGATACCAAACACCTGATCAGGATGGTTGACTGCAACACTCAGCAAAAAGGCCCCACTTCCACAACACGGGTCTAAAAACACTTCTCCATTTGAAAAATCAAAATCCTTTGTCATATTGTGGGCTATATTTTGTGGCGTATAGTACGAACCGATGATATTCTTTTTCCCCTCTTGTAAAAAAGACTGATAAATTAATCCTAAAATATCAAATTCATCAACAGGCAAAACAGCGTTAGCTAAATTACCGATGATAGTAATATCTGAATATTCACTCAAAACAGTAGTAACGTGCTTCCGGTCATATATTCCTGCACTTTTTAAAAGGCTAATTCCTAAAGAAAAAATAGAAGCCATAATATCAAGGTCGTTTTTGTCGATATAATTAAGAATATCCTGCACAAATGAAATGTTTTTTTTGTTGCTGATATATTCCAACGGAAGGATTCGCCTTTGAGATTTCCTCTTATTGGCGCGAGAAGTTAAACGCTGAGTTGATTTAGTATTTAATTTTCCCCAATTTCTTAATGTAGTATCAGAAATGCCATATTGCATCACATTCGAAATAATAAGATCTTTATCCTCAATAACCTCCACAATGTCATCAAAACCACAATTAAAGACAGTTGTAATTTTCGCTAAGGTGTCCATTGCGATTGGCTCGCCTTTTCCCATTTTTGCAAGTATATTTGTGCTAATACCTGATGCCTTGCGCATTTCCGTTTTTGTCATATGCTGATCTATTAACAATTTCCACAAGCGATTATAGCTGTATGTCATATGTTTAACCTCCGCTAAGATACAACAATAAAAGCTAAAAACATTATAGCACACCTTGCATAAATCTCAATATTATATCTCGAAAAAATGATATTAGTTCATTGCCGTTTCCGCTTCGTGGTGGGAGAGGGCAAGGGCATGCCCCCCTTTTATCCTGACCACCATACACCAACGGGGGGGGGGGGCCTTGACAGGCCCCCGCCCCCCCGGGGTTTCTCTTTTTTTTTTTTCCCGCCCCCCCATACGCCACGGGGCGGGGTGCTTTGCAGGCCCCCCCGCCCGTTGGTGTTATCCATTTTCTTTACTCCCCCGCCAGGGCGAGAAGGTCGGGGAGGGTAAATTGATGCCAGAGGGCGTCCTGGAGGGCGTCCAGGTTGGGCTGGGAGTGTTCCACCTCCAGGCAGAACCGGCGCAGGGTCTCGGCAAAGCCCAGGCCGTCCACCTCCGCCAGGCCGGCGCACACCGCCACCCCCGCCACAGCCAGCTCACACCAGGTGAGCACGTCCCCATCATTGAGACAGCGCAGCCAGTGGCGATAGAGGAAATATTCCGCCGCCCGGCGCTCCTGTTCTCCCCCGGGGGCGGGCAAGATCTCCCCCGCCGCCAGACGGGCCCTTCCGGCGGTCAGCAGCTCCCCCCACTGGGGTTGGAGGGCCTCCAGACCGGCCAAAACCTCCAGAAATTTGCCCAAAACTGCCCCCCTGGGGGGCAATTTTACCCCTTCCAGCAGGGGCAAACCCTCCGAATAGAGGTCGAAAACCTCCTCCAGGGCCCCCATATCCCCCCCGTCCAGGGCGTTTTGCACCTCATTTCCGAAGAGAAGCAGGGCCTGGAGCCGCCGAAAGAGGGGCTCCTCCCCCCGGAGCAGGCCCAGGGCCACCTGTCGGGCCTTCAGCATGGGAAAGAGCAGCTCGTCGGCCTCCTCGGCCTCGGTTTCTTCGGGGAGCTGGGTGGCGGCCAGGGAAAAATCCTCCGCCAAGATGAGCCGGTTGGCCTCGGGGCAGGAGGCGCACAGCCCCTCCTCCCGCACCGGGCCGTAGTCGTAGGAAAACCGGGGGTGCTGGCGGCAGATGGCGGGCAGGGCCCCCTCCCCCTCCTGGAGCTGGAGGGCGCACAGCCCCCCCTCCGTCAGCAGGGGGCAGTAGCCCCCGGTGAGGGCCAGGCAGGGCTCCCCCTCCCCGTCCACGGTGAGGGCACTGCGAGCCCGCTCCCCCAGGAGGCCGGGCAGAGTTTTCAGCCGGCGGCGGGTGGCCTCATCCACCGGCACCTGCCACCAGGCGCAGCAGGTGTGGGGGCAGTCGCCGGCCAGGCAGTGAAATTGGGAGAGATAGCTGGGGGTGTGAAGTTCCATGGGCTCACACCGTCCTGTTTTTCAGGGGAAACCAGTCCAGGGCCTCCTGAATGTACTTGTCCCAGTAGGCCCAGTCGTGGACGCCGGGGTGCTCGGTGTAGTGGGGGACGATGCCCAGGGCCTCTAATTTGGCCTTGGCCGTCTGGTTGTTCTGGTAGAGGTAGTCCTCGGTGCCGATGGTCTGGAATACCGGGGGAAGAGTCCGGCCCTCCTGCTGCCGCTTCTTGGCCAGCACGAAGAGGTTGGCCTCCCCGGTGCGGGCGGACTGGGGGTCCTTGAAGATGTTCCACCACATGGCCCTGGGGTCGCCGGTGTCGAAGTTGTCCAGCAGCCCCTCCACGTCCAGCGCCCCCGAGAGGCTGGCGCAGGCGGCGTACTGCTCAGGGCACTGGAAGGCGCACTTCACCGCCCCGTAGCCCCCCATGGACAGGCCGGCGATGAAGGTGTCCTCCCG